TTTAGTACACAAACAGATGCAGAAACAAAGCTTCCATTTAAAATTGAATATAAAACAGAGCCAACAGATTCCGAAGTAAATGCTATTGAGACTACACTAAAACAATGGATTAGAATAAATGATTTTGAACGTAGAATGTTTACTATGTTTAGATCGTGTATAAAATATGGTGATCAATTTTTTATTAGAGATCCAGAAACTTACAAACTTATTTGGGTACAACCAGGTGATGTTGCAAAGTCTATCGTTAACGAAAGTGAAGGTAGAAAAATTGATCAATATGTTGTAAAAAATATAGCTCTTAATTTACAAGACCTTGTAGCTACAGATACTAAAAAACACACAGACTCAACTACAATTAATCCTACAACAGGTTACTCAGTAGGTAAAGGTAATGCAGGAATTGTTACTGCAAATAATTCATCAAGCATGAGTTCAGAGTTTGCAGTAGATTCAAAACACATGGTTCACGTTAGTTTAAGCGACGGTATGAATAATAACTGGCCATTTGGTAACAGTATATTAGAAGCAGTATTTAAAGTATACAAACAAAAAGAATTATTAGAAGATAGTATTATTATCTATCGTGTACAAAGAGCACCTGAAAGACGTGTGTTTTACATTGATGTAGGTAATATGCCAGCACACAAAGCTATGGGCTTTGTTGAAAGAGTTAAGAACGAAGTACACCAAACACGTATTCCAAATATGAGTGGTGGTGGTACTAAGGTTGTTGATGCGGCCTATAACCCGTTATCAATAATGGAAGATTATTTCTTTGCACAAACAGCAGAAGGAAGAGGAAGTAAAGTTGAAGTTTTACCAGGTGGTGAAAACCTAGGTGAAATTGATGACTTGAAATATTTTAATAATAAACTGATGCGTGGTCTACGTGTTCCAACTTCATATCTACCAACTGGTAGTGAAGACGGAATTGCGGCCTTTAATGACGGACGAGTTGGTACTGCAATGATTCAAGAATTTAGATTTGCAAAATATTGTGAAAGATTACAAGCAACATTACAGAACTCTTTAGATAGAGAATTTAAATTATTTTGTAAACACAGAGGACTAGACGTTAGTGCTAGTTTATTTGATTTAAACTTTGTAGAACCACAAAGCTTCTCACAATATAGAACTATTGAGATTGATGCACAACGAGCTCAACTATTTGGACAACTTGAGGGTGTTCCTTATCTATCAAGAAGATTTTTATTAGATAGATATCTAGGACTAACTGAAGAAGAAAGAGTAGCAAACGAAAGATTGTGGAAAGAAGAAAATCAAGCAGGTAATCAACCTGCTAGTAGTGCAACAGGTGATCTAGGAGGATTAGGTATCAGGAACAGTGATGTTGAAAGTTTTGAACCAACTGATGTAGATGCAGAAAATGCTGAGCCAGGAGATGATTCTGGAGCAGATGTTGATACACCTGATTTAAATGATGATGGAATAGGAACTGGTGATGAGATTTAATGAATTAGCTCAAAATGCAGAAGATGATAAGTCTAACCAATGGGATCTAGATGATATATGTAGACCTAAACTAACACTTAGACATCTTAATAAAATGAGAAACAGAAGAGAATTAGCACGTGCTGAACACAAAGATAAACTAGAAGATGTTCAGTTACAATATAGTGCGGCCCCTAAAGAATAGCCATTATATAATCCTTTAATGGCAAAATACAACAGATTTAACTAACTAAATTGACTGCGGTTTCAAAACCGCGGTTTTTTACGTATTATATATTGGTTTTAGGCAAGAAGTCTTAAATATGTATGTAATAACCTCGATAAAGGAGAAAATGCTATGAGTACTCGCGAACGTTATATTAAAGTAATCGAAAGCCTAGTAAATGGTGAAGAGGCTAAAGCCGCTGACCAATTACATGAAGCATTCGTAGAAAAAGCTCGTGAAATCTGGAATGACCTAGTCGAACAAGACGAAATCATTGAAGATGAGGTTGCTGAAGAAGAAACAGTTGATGAAGGTTTAGGCGGAGACAAAGCTGACGACTTTATTGATGACATCGAAGAAGATGATGACGAAATTGAAGCAGAAGAAATGTATGGTGAAGATGAGAAGAGCGACGAAGCTCCAGATATGTCAGAACCAGAAGCTGAAATGGAATTATCAGATGAAGAGCCAAAAGACGGTGACGATGTAGACTTCGACGGTGACGGTGAAACAGACGATCACGAAGGTGAACATGAAGAAATTCAAGATAAGTTAGTAAATGTCGAAGACGCACTAGCAGATCTTAAAACAGAATTTGCCAAAATCATGGGAGATTCAGAAGAAGAAGCACCAGAAGATATGCCAGCCGGTGAAGAAGAAGTAATGGCAGGCGCATATGAAGCTGTAGCAGAACCAACTTTAGAAGCAAAAGCAGATGATGCTGATGAAGATAAAGTAGAAGAAGCTAAAGATGATGCTGACGCAGAAGAAAATCTAGAAGAAGCGGCTGAACTTAAAAAAGTAGGCAAAGACGGAATGCACCCAAAAGATATGCCAGCAGGCGATGATGGTAAATCATCTCCAGTAGCAGGTAAAAATGATATGGGCGGTAAAGCAGTTGATATGTCAAAGAAAAGTTCAGAAGGATCTAAAAAAGGTTTAGTTGATGCTCCAAAAGACATGGGTGTAACACATCCAGGTGATGGTGCTAAATTAAGTCCACAAGGAACAGGTCACGGCGCTGAGAAAAAAGGCAAGGCTGAATAATTATGTTAAAAGCAAGTACATTAAAAGAAAATCTATCGTATGATCAAGCTCAAATCATTACTGAGACTTCTCAGGATGGTAAGAACTTGTTCATGCAAGGTATTTTTGTACAAGGTGAAAAACGTAATCAAAACTCAAGAGTTTATCCAGTTTCAGAAATTTCAAAAGCTGTAAAAAGCATACAAGAAAAAATAGAAGGTGGATTTTCAATTTTAGGTGAAGCAGATCATCCAGATGATTTGCAAGTAAATTTAGACCGTGTGTCACACATGATTGAGAAAATGTGGATGGATGGTCAAGACGGTTATGGTCGTTTAAAACTGTTGCCTACTCCGATGGGAAATATTTGTAAAACCCTATTAGATAATGGAGTTAAACTTGGTGTTTCATCAAGAGGCAGTGGTAATGTAACTGATAGCGGCAATGTTAGCGATTTTGAAATTCAAACAGTTGATATTGTTGCAAACCCAAGTGCACCAGACGCTTATCCAGACCCATTATATGAACAAATAATGAATGGTAAGCGAGGCAATGTACTAATGGATGTTGCATCCGCAGTAAACAACGATAAAATAGCTGAACAGTACTTTCAGAAGGAAGTACAAAAGTTCATTGAAAAACTAGATATTAGGAGCAAGTAATGGCTAAAAATGCAATAGAACAACTCCTAGGTTCAGAAGTTATATCAGAGGAAGTGAGAAATACACTTTCAGAGGCGTGGGAATCAAAGCTACAAGAAGCTCGTGAAGAGTTAACTGCAGAGCTTCGTGAAGAATTCGCTAACAGATACGAGACTGATAAGACGCAAATGGTGGAAGCACTAGATGCAATGGTATCAGATACGATTAAATCAGAGTTAGTAGAATTTAAAGCGGACAAACAAGCGGCAGTTAAAGCTCAAGTTGAGTACAAAAGAAAAATAGCTGAACACGCAACTCTTTTAGATAAGTTCGTTATGGAAACTTTGAAAAAAGAAATCGCTGAGTTACGTAACGATAGACAAGTTCAAGAAGGAAACTTTGAAAAACTTGAAGATTTTGTTATGGAACAACTTACTTCAGAACTTAATGAATTCCATAAAGACAAGAAAGACTTAATTGAACAAAAAGTTAGACTTGTCAAAGAAGGTAAAGAAATAATTGCAAAAGCTAAGACTGAATTCGTAGATAAGGCTTCTTCTAAACTAGCAGGTATTGTTGAAAATACTTTAACAACAGAACTTGGTACATTAAAAGAAGATATTAAAACTGCAAAAGAAAATATGTTTGGAAGAAAACTATTTGAAACATTTGCGGCTGAATTTATGGGTTCACATTTAGCAGAAGGAACACATATTTCAAAACTTTCAAAAGAACTTACGGAAGCTCACGCGAAAGTGGAAGCTTCTAAAGAAGAAATTGCTGACAGAGAGACAAAGGTTAAGGAAGCGAATACGAAGATTGCTAGAATTAACGAGAGTCGTGAACGTGAGGCGGTGCTAACTGACCTTATGGGACCTCTATCAAAAGACAAACGTGAACTAATGACAAACTTACTTGAGTCAACTGACACAGGCAAGTTAAAGGCACAATTTAACAAATACTTACCAACAGTATTAAATGAGAGTGCTACAGTTAAGAGATCACAAACAATAACGGAATCGCAGAAGACTGTGATTACAGGTAACAAGGCACACACGCAGTCTACTGAAAGTGAAGCCGAAATTATTAACCTTAAAAAGTTAGCAGGAATATCAAATTAATAAGGAGAATTCCAAATGACACAGAATCTATTTGAAAATTGGGATGCTACAAAAGGCGCCCTAACAGATGGCTTAGAAGGTAACAAAAAAGTTGTAATGGAATCAGTTCTTGAAAACACAAAGAACTATCTTGCAGAATCAGCTAATTCTGGTACTACAATGGCCGGTAACGTTGCTTCACTTAACAAAGTGATTCTACCAGTTATCCGTCGTGTGATGCCAACAGTTATCGCAAACGAACTAGTAGGTGTACAACCTATGACAGGTCCAGTAGGACAAATTCACACATTAAGAGTAAGATATGGTCAAACAGCGGCAGGCGTAGCGGCTGGAGACGAAGCACTATCACCATTTGCTATTGCAAAAGGTTACTCAGGTGACGCATCAACAGGCGGTCCAACTTCAACTTCTTCACTAGAAGCAGAAGCAGGTCGTAAACTTTCAATCCAAGTATTGAAACAAACTGTAGAAGCAAAAACACGTAAACTATCAGCACGTTGGACATTTGAAGCGGCACAAGATGCTAATTCAATGCATGGTCTAGATGTTGAAGCAGAAATTATGCAGGCTTTAGCCCAAGAAATTACTGCTGAGATTGACCAAGAAGTTCTAACTTCACTACGTACTTTAGCAGGCGCGGCAACAGATACATACGACCAAGCAGGTGTATCAGGTCAAGCAACTTTCGTTGGAGACCAACACGCGGCGTTAGCAGTTCTAATTAACAGAGCGGCTAACCTAATTGCTACACGTACAAGACGTGGCGCAGGTAACTACGTTGTTGTTTCACCAACAATGTTAACAGTACTACAATCAGCGACAACTTCAGCGTTCGCAAGAACAACTGAAGGTCCTTTTGAAGCACCAACTAACACTAAATTCGTAGGTACATTAAACGGTACTATGAGAGTGTTTGTTGACCAGTACGCGGCAGACGATAGCCCAGTACTAGTAGGTTACAAAGGCGACGGTGAGATTGATGCGGCGGCATTCTATTGTCCATACATCCCACTAATGTCATCAGGTACAGTACTTGATCCAGCAACATTCGAACCAACAGTATCTTTCATGACAAGATACGGTTATGTAGAGCTAAACAACCAAGCTTCATCTCTTGGTAACGCGGCTGACTACCTAGCAAAAATTGGTGTTAATGCTGGTAACCTATCATTCTCATAAGTCGAGAATTTTAGAATATATATTAAAAGGGCGGCTTTATGTCGCCCTTTTTTATATGAGAAGATGGAGTGGGG